AATCTTCAAGTCACTATTGAATGCTTTGTACATTATTCTTCCTTTTCGTTGTCATCTTCGATTCGTAGGATGGCGTCCGCTAGTCTGGTTACATACGCCGCGTGTTTTTCATCTGCCAATAGTAAGTATCCTACTCCTTGCTTTTGAAACGCCGCGACCTTGCCATTTAATACGGTCGTTGCCGCCAGACGAGATTCAGGTGGGTACACTTGGCAAGTGCCACCTAGACTCTCAATCAAGCTACAGATAACCAGCACGTTCTCATAGTCAATTAACATCGGTATCCTTAATAACCTCGCGGGTCTTTTGGCACTCAAACTTTTCCCCAAGGAGATGCTGGCGAAGCACAGTAATTACCTCTTGGTTAAGAGAGGTGTTCTTATGCTTTGCCAGCTTCTTGAAGAACTTAAGAATCCATATTTGATCATCGGGGAAATGGATATTAGCTCTTTTCTCGCTCATCTATGTCCTCGTGCTTACCACTTCTAGGTTAACGCCGAATATGTTCTCCACGATTGCGATGTACTTTTCAAGAGCCTGTAGCTTATTATCTTCAGGACTAGCTAATAAGTATGACGCCGCAATGTACTCTAACTGGGCGGCCTCTTTCTCCAACTCCTGGTGATCTTTGGCCAACCTCATTGCCAGCCGAATTACTTCTGCCTGCTCCTCCGACGCTACAAAGTTTAACTTAGCCCACTTAGGATTGTCGTCCAAGTCTTGGTATTCCATTTGATCCCCCGACTGAGACTCATTGATATTGTCTCTCAGATCATTCTGGGAATTATTCTCTGCCTTTTCTAGCCAGTCTTCTACATTAGTTTCATCGACTCGCGGCAGTAGCATCTTGAGCTTAGCCCAAGAGATTTCATTAATACGCTCTTGGGGGATCTTCAGGTCCAGGATAAACGTTTCATATACTCGCATGAAGGTACGAATACTTGACGTGTCATACGAGAATTCTATCATCGCTGCTTGATATACTGATGTGTATGCCTTTGTTTCGCCATTTTCCTGGTAAGTCCAGTCCTTATAATATCCTTTCTCATTAGCCTCATAAAGCAGGTGCCCGAAGGCTACATTAGACATACTGCGAAGTCGGTTAATCTTCCGCAGGTTTTCCAGCACTGACTGAGACGGGTTGTCTTCTCGGATTTCAATCGATAGTTCGTTCATTTTAGTTTCCCAAATTGGATAAGAAAGTCGTCAAAGGTTGAATCAATAATTAGCAGGGTAGGAGAACCCACATAGTCTTTAATCCTTTGATACAAAGGCTCTCCTTCTACTGGGGTTGTCGCCATGTGGAACATCTCAATAAAGCATAGGTCAAGGTCCATTTCATTTACCCGAGGAGACATAACTTCAGGTAACCCATATTTTTTACGAATAACTGAATCAAACATAGCCTCTATTTTTTTATACTCCGGTAATATGGACTTTAATGGTCTTGATACGTCACCTAAATATGCCTCCGCCGCGTCGTGAAGCAGGAATTCTAACTTGTACTCATCCTCAATATGCCTTGTCCCAGTTAGGGAATGGTCTCGGACTGAGTAAAATTGATCGCAATGCCCAGTAAATCTACAGATATTCCCCAACGCCCAAGCGATATCCGGTAAGTTGATCTTACTAGGGTCTGGGTCTTGAAGGTCTATCTTATTGCCGGATTTTGTGTAAATATATGTCACTTAAAATTCCCCCTCATCGTCGTCGTCTTCATCCAAATCTTCGTCATCAGAGTACGCATCGTATCCTAATAGCCTTTCTAAAGAGAAGTATAACCTGGCAGCCGCTTGGGCACTTAACATGTGGGCATCCTTCACGTCACCCTTAATATCATAAAGCACTAGACATAGTACGTTATGGTCGGTGGCTTCTAAGGTATCAATACCTATTGTGCAAAGGTCTACCCTGTCGTGTAACTCAATTGTCTCCAAGTCTTTGGTCTTTTGATCCAGAAACTCTTGTATCTGCTTAAAGCTCATATCCGTGATTCCTTAATAAGTCTTCTATGTTCTCTACCGCAATGTCTGGTCGATCCCTTACTTCCGCCGCGAGTAGCATTAAAACGGTATATCCCGCTACTACTACACTTCTGTACTTTGTTACGTCGGATACTTGGGACTTAGTATTACCTCCATGCCCATACCCTCCCGATCCTTGGACCTCTACTAGTATTTTAGTGCCATCTATTTGAAAGTCAAATACCCATTTGCGACTTGAGTAGTAATCCGTATCAGGCACTAGGTCTGAGTATTTTATTTGAGGTAGAAGTCTTCTACTTCCTTTCCATTGATTGTGTAAAATGATTTCTACTTCGTTCATTTTACCCATTTTTCCCACTCCTGCTTTTCGCGGTCCACATTCTCTAACCACTGGGCAAAGGACATCCCTAGAATATCCTCCTCTGTTCGCCCTTCTGGTAACGGTAGGGTGTTGTTCTCTATTGCTGTGAAGATTGTCCTGGACAGTTCCTTAGTCTGTTCCCAGATATAGTCTTCCCCTTCATACCAAATGGTCTTAAGGGTCATGTCACTCTTGTTGACGAACAAGAATAATGTCCCTGGTTTATCAATGATCTTCTGGGTACATGCTGCTTGCACTCTGTAAGCGTACTTGATATCCGCCGAAGTTCTTATCTCCTTGTAGAGATCCGCCGAAATCGACTTAATTTCTAGGTGGATAAGTTCGCTGGTATCCGGAACCTCTTTACCTACCTTAGCCCCTAGTGCCTTGGTCGCCTCTTTAGCTAACAGGCCGTCGATCCTGCCAGAGATTCTAAACTCTTTGTTCTCAATCCGGACCTCCTCGTACTTCCCTGAGTATTGAGGAAACAATACCCCCATTTTGTGCAATGCTTGCTGGATGTAATCATGGATGACATCCCCGCATTTAGTATGAAGGTCTCCAGTCCAAGCCATGCTAAATGGGGCGGGCTTGTGGTAATTCAGTACGAAGTCAGTCGGATTCGTGTAAGCAATACTGCTTAACCATAACCTTTCTTTTAAGTAAGGTGTCCCTGGTGTCTTAGCCTTTTCAAGCAACCGCTTAATCTCCGCAGCGGTAACCGGGGCAAGGGTTCGTTTGTGAGCAAATTTAGGAAGATTATCAACCTTTAGTGCGTCTTTGAACATCAATTATCTCCTGGAAGTCAATCTGTGGGACAATTACCCACGTTTTGGGTGTGCCGAATGCGGTGTTTTCTAGTTCGATTAGTAGGCCGGGTCTTTTTCCTTCCTCCCTAGCCTCCTTGGATATCTTGGCAAGCTGAGTGCCAGATATGTTTATGGAAAGTTTGCAAGTGTACTTATGATCAAGTAGGAAGTCCCCTACTTGTATGTCGCCTTTCTTGCCGTCCAAGGCTCCTGACATTGGTACTCTTGATCCCCCCATGTCCTTTGCCTGATGCTTTTCCTTTCGGTTGGCGACAGACTTGTTATCTTGTTTTGGTCCTAACGGTCGTCTCATATTTAACCTTTACATAAAAATAGGGCACGGATGTGCCCTATCAGAGAATGCCGACCTATACGCTATTTACCCGCAATCCTAGCGTATACCTTATTTCTAACTTCTGCGTAAAAGATGGGGTCACTTAGCTTATCTACAAAGTCGTCTTGAACTCTGTATACTTCGCCAAATACTTCCCAACCGTCCTTGCCTTTAGATATCCAGTCACTTTGACCTTTAACAAAAGTCCAGATGGTCTTTACGTTATCCACATATCCAATGGGGTGATTGTCCATCGGCATAGTAGCCATTTCAAAGGCGAACGCCTTTTTAGGGGAGGCGGTCTTATTCTTATCAATCACGCCACTAAACTCACCCATGCCAAATCTAGAGGTTTTATCCTTTTGCAACTTGCCTTTTGCCAAGTATGTGATGGTGGATGAATAGAACTTCTGGCCCTTTCCGCCAGGAACCTCTCTTGGATCTCCCATCATAACAATCTTGTCTCGGAACTGGTTGATGCAAAACAGTGTAGTGTTCTGCCAAGCGTTGCTAACCTTTGATGAGATCCCCGCACTTACCCACTTACGAAAGCAATCATTGAGGACTAATGCCCTGCGTCCAAGTCCTGCCGACTCTTCTGCTGACTTCTCGTTCTCTTTACTGCTCATCACAGGCTCAAGGGAATCAATGATGACAAGCCCGGCAGCATGAGAACTAATAATGTCCCGCACTATGTCATTCATCATTTCCCCGTATGATGGGGACACTACTACAAAAGCATCTTCATCAAGGATTACTCCATTTGCCCTAGACCAATCAGGGTCAAAGGTGTTTTCAAGGTCAATGTAAATAACTGGAGTGGGGTCAGAGTAGGTAGGATCTACCATACCCGTTTTCCAATTGATCAATTGAACTTGGGCGGCAGTCTTTAAGGCAATCGTGGTCTTAGCACTGCTCTCTGGACCTACAATAAGGTTGATAGTTCCTGCCTTTAGTCCGCCGCCTAAGGCAATGTCGTAAGCCACTACTCCAGTTGAGTATCGGTATCCGTCATTAGCCTGACCAATCATTACGGCGTCTTTATACGCCTTTTTCCAATCCTTCTGAAGTTCTGACAATTTCAGTCTATCACTCATTTAATCAGCTTCCGTTCTTTTAGCATGTCCACGAACTCCTCAAGACTAGGGGATAGGAATTCATCCAACTTGTCACCGGCTACCTTAAATGCGTCGTCTAGTTCCTCCACATAAGTAGGCAGGCTTACTGTAACAGATACTTTCGCACTGTTATAATCCCCTAGTGATTTGGTTAGCCCGCCTGTGATGCTCACCTGGGCTGTAGGGACATTCGCAAACGTATGTACTTCGACTGTCCGAACCTCATCCTCCATTGCATCCTCCTTGTTAAATCGACTAGGGCAATACTGCCGCGACACAACTACAACGGTTTCTAATTTCTTCTCTGTCATTTTCTCTTCTTTCTTAAGTAACACGAAATTTGATCTACTTGAATCCTAGTTTTACAGACTGCCTTCTGATCTTATGGGATATCGACTTCAGGTAAGGAGTCTGGATTATTGGGTAAATAATAAGTGGGGTCTTTTTACCCTTGTGTTCTCTTGTTATCCTCCCTGCAACTTGTTCTAAGTCGCCAACTGGGGTGCCTACTACCAATGTATCCAATGAAGGGATATCTGTTCCTTCTGATATCTTACTAATGGTGCTAAGAATAATTCTCGACTTCGATGCCTCTTCCTTGGTGATCTTTGATCCTCCTACATACAGTACGCTGTCCAATCCTTTGGACATTAAGGCGAGTTTCATTAGATTTAACTGCTCTTTTCTGTGGGATGTGAACAGTATTTGCCGCCCCTCCTTATATAGGTCCGCAATCGTTATGGCTAGTTCACACACTAATGTTTGATTATTGCCAACTGCCGTAAGAATCTTGGAGTGGCTTATCTTCCCACGAATAAAACATTGCTGCTGGTTTATCCCTACTCGGTACTCCGGGAATCTAATGTGACGAGGCCCTGATGAATTAGTATCTTTGACCACAGGATCAATTGGGCCGAACATTACCCTCCAAATTTTATCGAGTTTGTCGCTCCTACGCCAAGTGGCGGACACTCCTAACTTGTATCTAGCCGGAATTCTCTTGATGATATTCATCATGGACTGGGCGGGGAGGTGGTGCCCCTCATCGATAAGCAAACATCCAAAATGGTCAGTAAACCCACTAGGAAGATTATCCAGATTCTTTGTAAGAGTCTGCATGGTAGCACATACTACCGGATGCTTCCAATCCCAAGTGTCTTGCTGAACAATCCCACAAGTCTGCCCAAAGAAATTCTCGGATGTATCTACCCATTGCTTGATAAGGTCTGTCTTATGGACTATGATAAGGGCATTAGTGTTAAGCTTACTTATGACTGCCGTTCCTACTAATGACTTGCCAAATCCTGTGTAAGCTTGAATTAGGCAGGACCGGTACTGAATTAAATTACTCAGTGCCTTGTCTATGCAGGATCGTTGTCCTTTACGGTAATCGCCTTTGAATTCGGGCCAGTGGGCTTTAGGGAAAGATGTAAGGTCTGTACCTGGGAGTCCTTGCTTTCTTGCCCAATAGGAGGGAAGAGCAATCTCTTGACCGTCAATCTGCCAGCAGTCGATAGTTTTAGTACCCACATAATTCTCTCCAGTAATTCGTAGTTCGTTTCGAATGAATCGCATGTCTACGTCATCCTTATCGGTGATATAGCTTCCTTCGTATCGAGCCATTATGAGTCCTTATCTACCATCTGTCGTAAAAATATCCCTGAGGAGCCTAATGACCCCCCAGGGAACTAATTAAAAGTCGAATTTATATCTCTTGGCTTGATCAACCACTAGCTTGAGACTGGATAAGCTACAGGCTTTGCCAGGGCCTGCTAAAGTTCCGGACTTTCCCATGTAAAGTGACTGCCCGCTGAGAATAATTCCCATCAACTTTCCATCGTGTAAGACAGCACCTCCACTATCCCCGTGAATAAATGGGCCATCGATAAATGTTCCCGTTCTCTCACCCGTTCCTACGCAAGTCTTAACGGTCCAATGCCTGATCTTATCTTGGAGAGTTGGTCCCCAACCTAAGCACTCCACCTCGATTCCCCCCGTAGGAACATCCTCGTACACGCTTAAAATCTTTATGTTATCCGTCCTCTTTATCATCAATACCGCAAGGTCACTGCTCTCTTTAACTATCACTAATAAGGCATTATGTGTTATGCCTTTATGGTCGATGACTTGCAACTTGGCTTGTTCATCGACCACATGAGCAGCGGTTACTAAGAATAAGTGGTCTTCTGTTGAGTGTACCGCTACTGCGGACCCTTTGCTGGCACTTATCAATGACCCATCATGTGAGGTAATGTAAGCTTTTACTCTTACCATTGAGTCCTCATGCCTGGTATGTTCGACGTAGTTAAAGTCAAACATCATCATTAACATTAGAAACTTGATCATAAGGTACTTCCTTAGTTAAGGCTAATCTTCTAGTCTCCCTAGAACATCTTTAAGTATTCCCGATCTTTGGATATCATTATAATCTAATTCGCAAACTCCTACGAATTCTGAAGGTTCTAATCTATTGACACATTCCATAAATCCTGACTTTTCTGCCAAATCTGTTTGCCGAGTATCCCCGCACACTACCGCACGGGAGTTTTGGCCTAATCGACTCAAGAATAGTTTTATTTGAGACATATCACAGTTCTGGGCCTCATCCAATACGGTAAAGCAGTTGTGGTGATTTCTGCCTCGCATCAGTTCAAGAGGGGATAGTTTAATCACCCCTTGTTCAATGAGCATTCTTACCGTGGCTGGCCCAAAGATAGAATCAAGTTCATCTATCAAGGGCGTCATAAACGGCATAAATTTCTCAAGTTCGCTTCCGGGCAAGAATCCTAACCCGTTACCCGTTTGAACCATAGGGCGGCTCAAAATGATATTCTTAACCCTACCCTGAGATAATGCCTGAGCTGCCTTGAATACGGCGATTGCCGATTTACCCGTCCCAGCCGGGCCATAACAAAGCGTAATAGGATTATTCTCTATGGAATAGAAGTAGTCGGATTGATTATCTGTAGCTGGCTTCAACTTTCTTAGTAATGCTAGGGGAGGTAGTTCAGGTACTTGAGATTTTTTAGCCATTGGTGCCTTTTCGGAGTTACTTAGCGTCCCCCCAGCTTGATGCAATAACTGGGTCTGCTCGTAGGGGAACTTTTAAGGTGATACAATTTTCCATGCATTCTCTTACGTCTTCCTTTGCCTCATCTAAGATGTCTAGGTCCGCCTCGATTACAATTTCATCGTGAATTGAATTGATAATCATGGCTTTATCTATCCACCATCCTTTCTTCTTCCACCTATTTCTTAGCTTTATTTGAGCCAACTGAATAATAATAGCTCCCGCCGCCTGTCCTGGGAAATTATTTAACTGGTTGAGGTTTAGTTTTTCGGACCTCTCTTTGCGGGCATCGTCAGTAATGTTTCTCTGCCTACCTAACAGGGACATAACCGGCTGTTTCGCCCTGTACGATCTTGTCACTGACTTCAAAAACCTATCCACCCCAGAGTATTTGCGAAGAAACCCGCGTACAATATCTTCCCATACATCTTGGGATATTTTAGGGTATTGAGTGTGTAATCTATACGCCTTTGCGTTGTAGATAATCGCCAAATTAGCGACCTTACCCGCTTTTCTATCCCCGTTCATTTGTGGGATGGAATCTGTCGTAGCTTGGTGAAGGTCTTGACCGTGCCAAAATCCGCCACTCTCATTTTCCTTTGCCCCACAGGATGGGCAGTTTCTTAGGATTCTATTAGCTGCTCCTTTTGCCCCACATGGGCATGAATAATTAAGGTAGGCATCCATAAATCCTTTATCTGCGGTTATGTGTCCTGCTAGCCTCAACTCCAATTGAGAATAATCAGATACGATTAGTTTCTTGCCTTTGCCAGCTACGAATGCCTTGCGAATATTTATACCCGCCAATTCTGGCTCCGAATACTCAGTAGGAACATTCTGCAAATTATGATCGCTGCTTCTGGTTCGCCCTGTGTTAGAATGCAGATAGAAGTTCCCATGAACTCTACCATCCTTACTCACTGATTCCTCCGTTGTTAAAGGCTCAATGTAAGTGGATATCAACTTAGCTACCTTTCGGTAACTAATGATCAGCTTGCAAACAGCATACCGCTTTGATAGTATGATTAGGTTAGCCTCATCTAATGCTACCTTTCCGGTATTTCTGTTTTCGACTAATCCTTTCGGGGAATATCCAAGTTCATAAAATAGCCGTTTCTTTAGCTGCCCTGGGCTGGATATGTTTAACTTGCCGATCTTCTTAAAGATGCTCTTTTCAATTCTAGTTTTGGCCGCCAATAGTTTTATGTAAAGAGGGCGAGCCTGGTCAACATCCCATAGCATACCGTAGTACGATATGTCAGTAAATACTAACAGTGACTTCATCAAGACCGTGAATAATTCCCAGCATCCTTTTTTCTTTACCTTCGGGCGGTAATCTAAGTAGATACGAAGCTCCCAGTATACGTCATCCTTGCCGTAATCATAAAAAGCCTGAGTGTCTAGCCCTGCGGCAGACGCCTCTTTGTAGCTAGACATCTTTTCCCCGTAAATCTCAGGGACGACATCCTTTAGCCCGTATGACTGCATGTTTTCATCATACAGATTTAGAAGTACGATGGTGTCTCGGATTAGGGGATCTTGAAATACATACCCGGCAGACTTTAAGCAATTCAAGTCAAATGATGCATTATGGGCGATTACCTCGATATCACCTACAAAGCAATTAGTGAGTATCTTCTGGATGTCTTCTCTGGAGGTATAATACTCAGAGATAATCTTGCCATCTTTGAATGACGAAAATCCACAACCGTGAATATCAAAGTTGGGCAAACTCCACTTAGTAGTAGATTCATGCTCCACGTCAAAGCACAGTAACTTTGAATCAGTGGCAACTTTAATCATTTCGGCTACTGAGATTTTAGGGGCTATCATGTATCTTTCAATCTCAATGAATTAGTGAATCTTTACCATACTTAAAAAGCCGTTCTCTCCCGGCAGTCACACCACTACCCGAAGGCTGAAGCAGGTGTCGCTTAACATACTAATCCAATACTCGCCTAAGCTCTTCCGCGAAGGATCGCTGACCTGGGAAAGCATACCATCCTGGTGGCATATCAACGCAGTCCCCATGCTCTGGGTGAAGCAATGATCGTGAAAGAGTGAACTTCATAACTGGTCCATCCAAGGCGTTTGCATCCTTTAGACTATACTCAGTTACTCCTTCATCACTGTCTAGGGTATGCCTGCTGCCGACCGTACTCCCTGGGGCCACTTGGAGATTAACTTTGTCACGACGGGTCAGCAAGCCTTCTTCGAAGTTGTCAGGTAGTCGGATAATTCTAACATCCCCTTGTCTCCACTCATCCAACGGCTCCATATTTGCAAGAGATTGGGGACTGTCATTTACGATTGACTCTACTTGAGCCTTAACTTTGTTAAACGATTCAATTGCTGTGATCATTATGTTCTTCCTATGACTCTGGTTTTTGGAATTATTCTATCGATACTTGATCCGCTGTGTAGCCAATCCTGAGCTTGATCGCAAGTGGCTACGTCCTTTGCGAATTCTAATGAAAATACTTTCGCGGTAGAAGGGCAAGAGCAAATCAGTACCCGCATTTCCCCGCACTCCATTAACGCCTCATTAGTCTGCTCGATATCATTAGTCTGCTCGTCAAGAACAGTAGCTTGCATCTGTTCTAGATAAGACTGCCAACCAAATCGATCAATTCGAACCCTCTTTACCTCCTCGTTTTTCTCTTGGTTAATCTGGTCTAAAGTTTGCGTCTCCGGACGCATAACGATTTGCTCATCGACTGGTACGCCATTGATTGTCCATAACTTAAACTCATTATTGTATTCTACCGAAGGACCGTCATCACAGTGGAGAAATGTACCTTCCCAATTTACTTGAGTAGGCTTCTTCAATATGTATACGGCCTTATCACACCACATCCAAACAGGACACCTCTTATTGAATTCAGAAAATAAGGAAAGTTTATCCTCATCTAACTTTACGCCAAGGGCCACTGCCCCCTCGTAGTAACCACACCATGCATTCCACCACCCTCCGCAGTAGATGTTTAGTTTTTTAGCAGGAACCCCGCTAACCTGGTTGTTAATGATGGAGTAAATCTTGTCGGCTATCTGGTCATCAAGCTGGTCGTTAATCTGTTCGCTTAGTTTAGCGTAAGACTTTTGTTCAAGCTGGGTGTAAATCTTGCGGCTAAGCTGGTCGGTAATCTGGTGGTAAAACGGCTCATCAAGCTGGTCATCAAGCTGGTCCCCAATCTGGGCATTAAGCTGGCTGCTAACCTGGTTGTGAAGCTGGTCCCCAATCTGGTCATCAAGCTGGTTGTAAATCTGTTCGCTAATCTGGTCGCTAAGCGGGCTGTCAAGCTGGTTGCGAAGCTGGTTGAGAATCTGGTTGTCAAGCTGGCTGCCAATCTGGTTGCTAAGCGGGCTGCCAAGCTGGTTGTCAGGCTGGTTGTCAAGCTGGTTGCGAATCTTGTCGCTAAGCTGGTCGTGAATCTGGTTGTTAATCTGGTTGTAAATCTGGAGGTAAATATGGAGGTGAATCTTGGTGCCAAGCTGCGATTTAAGCGGGCCATCAAGCTGGTAGTGAAGATGGTCACTGATCTGTTCACCAAGCTGGTCGTCAGTCTGGCTGTCAAGCAGATCATCAATCTGGTCCTCAAGCTGGTTGTAAATCTGGTTGCTAAGCTGGCTGCCAATCTGGCTGCCAATCTGGTTGCGAAGCTGGTTGTGAATCCGATCCTCAAGCTGGCTGCCAAGCTGGTTGTGAAGCTGACTGCCAAGCTGGTTGTGAAGCTGGTCGTCAATCTGGTTGTAAATCTGGAGGTTAAGCTGGTTGAGAATCTTGTCGCTAAGCTGGTCGTCAAGCTGGTCGTGAATATTGTCTTTAATCCGATCCTCAAGATGGTCGCTAATCTGGATGCCAATCTGGTTGTGAAGCTGGGTGCGAATCTGGTTGCGAATCTGGCTGCTAATCTGGATGTTAAGCTGGTCGTTAATCTGGTAGTCAGTCTGGTCACCAATCTCTCGGCCAAGCCGTTTGCTAATCTGATCATCAAGCTTGTCATCAAGCTGGCTGCCAATCTGGTCGCTAAGCTGGTTGTAAATCTGGTCGTCAATCTGGGTGTCAAGCTGGTCGTGAATCTTCGACATAAGCTGGTTGCGAATCTGGTAGCTAAGCTGGTTGTAAATCTGGTTGCGAAGCTGGTTGTGAATCCGATCCTCAAGCTGGGTATCAAGCTGGTCTCCAATCTGGCTGCCAATCTGGTTGTAAATCTGGAGGTTAAGCTGGTTGTGAATCTGGCCCTCAAGCTGGTCCTCAAGCTGGTCGCTAAGCTGGGGGTGAATCTGGCTGCCAATCTGGTTGTAAATCTGGCTGCGAATCTGGCTGTCAAGCTGTTTGTGAATCTGGCTGCTAATCTGGTTGTCAATCGGGTTATACATCTGATCTTTAGTCTGGCCTTCAAGATGGTCCCCAATCTGGCCCCCAAGCCGTTCACCAAGCTGGTCCTCAATCTGGTCGTGAATCTGGCCGCTAAGCTGGCTTCCAATCTGGTTGGTAATCTGGTTGTGAATCTGGCTGCCAATCTGGTCGTTAATCTGGTCGCTAATCTGGCCGTGAATCTGGGCGTGAAGCTGGCGTTTGAGACGGGACTTAATCAGGGCCCTTAGATTTGTATCATTTAACGCGGGCATCAATCGAGACAACGCCTGTGCTTCTTGAGGGGAACCCACAAGGAATACCGGCACTTTAGGCAAGTCTAATTTTTCCAGCAATTTGTGTACGGTTTCAGTCACCTCTTCATGGGTGTACTGAGCAGTCTGTTCCTCGTTAAGCCATCGTTCTTTAATCTTATCGACTTCTGCCCACTGTTCTTCTGATACTTTATCAATCATTTGACTAATCCTTAATATTCTATTTCATCTAAAATTGAAAAAACAAGGCAGGGATTCGCACCCTGCATGAGGCAATTACCTTACGGTGATATAACCGGGATCATCCGTACTTCAGTGTGTTATTTGAATCTCTACCGGCCCTTATCCGGTCAAAGAGATATCCATCATAAACGTCACTCTTATTACTAAGAGTAGTCAGACTTTAACATTCTGCCTCTCGCACTGATACTAGCGTATACCTATTCCGCCACTTGTTTTGAATTCCCTTTAGAAGGGTAAGTCCTCGTCTACGTCGTATGCTTCATTTGATTCTGATCCTTGATCTTGTACATCTTCGCCGAATTCTAGGTCAGGGTCAAGGCGTAATGCCAATTCCTTTATCATGTCCGGGTCAGATACCAGAGTCGCAGATAGCTCATCTAAAGTAAACGGCGTCTTGTCCTCTTCAGTAAGTTCGTAATCCGCCAAGGCCACATGAGCCTTGAACCGGAACTTGCTTCCTGTAATAGGAGGAGATGGTTGAGCCTCTGGGCCGCGAGATACTTCAAACATTGCGTATTGCAATTCGCCGTCTGCTTGTTCTAGTGCCTCACTTACAATTAGCTCATAGCTTTGTTTGGTGCAGAGCATCAATTTCTTAGTAATTGGTACTACTGTGCCATCCTTTTTAGTATAGGGACGAAGGTCCAATACCGTAAAGAAACTAGCAGGGGATCTCCACCCCTTCTTAGCGGCACCCGCTGCGTCACATAGGATACAGTGCCCCTCATCCGAGGTACATACCGCCATGTGACTGTCTCGCTTACCGAAGAACAGCTTGTGAATAAGTTGAGCAGGGACTTCATTCAAATTATCCAAGAAGATAACAGGAGCCTTAGACTCGCCATAATCTAACCGATATTGAAGTGTACTAACTCCGCCCGACTTTGCTGCTCTACGCTTTGCTTCCTCTTCGTACAGAGAGGCACCACGTTTAAACGTCATAGTATGCTTTCTAAAAATTCTGAATAGCTGAAGTCCCCAGGGTCTTTAACATTGCCATTTGGGGACGTGAATGGCCAATGTATACGGTATAGTAGATTGGATGGATACATCCTCTCTAATTCACTGAATCCTTTTTCGCCTGCCTGATCTTGATCGAACATGCAGTATATCATTTTACCAGATTTCGCCAGAATGTCTACCTGCCTATACGATATATTTGCAGTTGTAGTGCATCCTACGTCAAATCTGTTATCTTTTGCCCACGGGTATATCTTAAGCATGTCAGTAAATCCCTCTACTAGTAGTAGATTGTCATACTGCCATTTTTCTTCCCCGCCTATTATGGTAGACGTATTTATGAAATACTTGTAATGCTCTTTGCGTAGTATTCCTCTGCCAATCGCCCCAAGTAACCCTTTCTTATCCCTGACTGGAAATATTACCCTTTGAGTCCTTCTGTCGAATCTGGTGTCAAATTCCTCGTAGCAAGTTATTCCCCTGGACAGTAAGTATTTCTCGCCTGCGGTTCCTACGCAAGAAGGAAATGTCTGAAGTAGGTCGTCGTCAAAATACTCCCTTCTAAATCTCTGCTTTACGGGTCTTCGGAGTTTCAACTTAAGTCTATGGGCGTCTGCTGACCACCCCAATAGTAATGCCGCCGAGACTGAATCCTTTCGGTACTTGTTTACGGTGGTTAAGAAGGAGTAATAGTCCCCCTTGCATCCGCAAGCATAGCACTGAAACTTATCTATCTCTGGCCAAATCACTAAGGACTTGTTGATATCTGATCCCTTCTCGTGGGTCCACTCGGCAAAAGGGCACTGGCAAATATATCCTTTGGAATACTCTTTATGAGATATTCCTAATTTCGTAAGGTCGGCACTTATGCTAAGGCTCATGGTATCTCTTTATCCGCAGGCAATCTACAAGGTTAACTAAATTTAATACTCGATTCCCTCTATCTCTTTAGGCTCCGAGTTTTCTATTTGACTAAAATCGCCGGTTGTCAGATCCCAATTAACTTGAAAAGACTTCTCAAGGTCTGAGTCAAAGTACTGCTTGATCTTACAAATGTGCATTGTCGCGGTTCTGGCAAGTCTATCATCCTCTGTCGCATCTAGGGCGATTAAGTTAGTAGCCGCAATCATAAAGTCGCTTCCGTATCGTGTTTGGTATCCTCTATTGTGATTGCCCAAACTCTTGCCAGTTCCCGGCTTCTCTTGAGTAGTCGTTACCCAAGGCAACCCTGTTCTATTAGATGCCCTTTGAAGATCCTCTACAATATTCTTGATTTTCTCCCAACCATCCGCAGCCTTTGATGCCCCCTCAAGTCGATAACAGGCGTCCACAATCACTAAGTCTGGCTTATAGGTGTCCGCAAGCATTTGAATATCAGATACTGTTCTAACCTCATTGCTTGATGCCATTAGGATATCCCCGCCATTCTGGTCAGGGTTTAACAGGCAATCTCGGTACTTTATTTCTGCCATTAGGCTTAGCTTACGGCGGGTTAGGTCTTTGTGGCTTACTTTATGAATCAGGAAGTCCAATCGACCTAACATAGCCTCGGTGGGATCCTCCATCGTGACAAATAGTACCTTTTTCCCCTCTTGATAAGTATGCCTTGCTATCGCTGTACAGATGTACGACTTTCCTATATTGGCTTGGCCCGTAAACACATTCAAGGACGGCCCTACCCATCCACCTAGTAACTCGTTTAAGTTTGTCCAAGGGGTTGATAGCCCTTTGATGCCCCTTCGCTTTGACAGTCTGTATTCAAAGTACCGTTCTTTTCCACCAGATACAAAAGATGATAACTTTCGGTCATTAGTTACTACCTCAGATACCGATAGGAACTTGCTTATCGCCGCCGATGTATCCACATGGATTAAGTCAATGGCTGATGATGCTATCTCTGTGATCTTCTGCTGACTTAGATATTCCTTGTACTTGTCGATAGCAAATTTGGGATTGTCTATCTTAGGAAGTTCTACGTCTAGTTCGTCTAGGATAGTATCCGCGTTTGGCCAAGTCTGGTAGGTGTCTACATAAGCCTTGATGTAATCACAAACCGTCTTAGTGGGCGAATCTAAATCTAGGAATGATAAATTATTATCTAATAATGGCTTGAAGCTTTGACTGTCTATGCACAGTCGGATGAATCTTCGAGAAGCCTGGTGTAAAATCATGAATGGGGCCTAAAGATGAAGTCAGGATCAGTGGAAACATACTTGAGGGATTCTGTCATCACTCTATAGAATTCTGGGTAGACCTCTTCCAAAGCTTTAGGACCGATGTTGCTAGTGATAATCGTTGACTTCTTGGCATCAATTCTTCTCCTCACTAATGTTTCTATCATCTTTTCTCGTTCGCCGATTTTTCCTGTCACTTTTACTTTTCCGCCGACAGTTTTACTGCTAGTAGGAAAGGCAAATTCATCAAGGATCAATAGCGGGACTGACTCGGCACGATCAATCACTGACTGGTCATCATCAAACGCGTACTTCTCTATGATGTACTGTGGGACTCTATCACATGTTAACCACAGCCCAATATATCCCTTACTGGCCGCCGCCTTTAAGCAAATAGCCGCTATCGCCGACTTCCCAGTGGATTGCCTATGGCTTATGTACATCCCTTTGCCCTGCTTGATGTTATTGGCTATATCCTCCACATAAGATACTACCCAAGCTTTATGCTTCGCTGAATCTGAAATCTCTGAGATTCTTACGTCCCACTGATTTACAGGGAGATTCATTCGTTGTAATACGTCCAATTATTCTAACTCCCTATGTGCAAAACTCTCTTGAGACTTCCTAGTCCTAGAAGGAATACCGTCCTCTCGCCACCTGATCAACTCATTAAGATACAAGGGATTAAGTAGTTGCATAATCTCTAGTTTCTTTGGAAGTTCCTCCTGGGAGTCGTTTACCCATTGGTATAAATCTGCCAACCCTTGCGGGTCATACTCTTCTGCGACTGGTTTTGCAAACTTAACGTACTTTGGCGAGTACGCCCTAGTCCCGTTTATGTAAAGGTCAGACGGCAGGGGGAATAATCCCACTAAGGTATCAAGCACTCTTTCATAATTCCGCCGAAGTCTGGGTCTTTTGAAAGACGATTTCATAGAATGGGTGAACTTAGGCGAGTCTTTGATAATAGTTACCTTGAACTTCCCCTTTAATTCCGTGAATGTCAAAAGTTCCATATCCCTATATTCTACTAGGGAATAATCTGCCTTGCTGTCAACCACTGGGTCATCCATCAAGCATAGTTCCATAAAAGGAAGCATGTGCTTTCCATGTTCCTTGTATAGTTTCTTTAATTTATCTATCATATCGTGAATTTCTTGGTTAACGTCCAATTGGATACGATGTATCCTACTGCCTCAGCCGGGGCGTTTAAGTAAAATTGTAATGTAAACGACGACGATGCAGGCACAAAGGTTTGAGTAAATAGCAAGGGGTTGCCCGCCATTTCCAAGATAGTCTGAATCCCTACCTCACTGTTAGAGTACGTTACTGGGAATAAGTTGCCTATCCCCGTCCCTGTTGGGTGGTAAGCATTGAGGGGGTAAGTCTTTTGAACATAGCAAGAGAATGTGTACTCATCTCCAACCGTAGCGTCCGCGTGAAAATAACTGCAATTCGGACTAGATGCCCCACCCCCTGCACTGGCTATGAATAACGAGTAATTTTGGAATTGTACTATTTGATTCGTCGTGGCTGAACCAACGGTAAACGGGCTTGAGTCCGCCTCGAATCCTCCATTTGCCGCCGCTATTAGGTTGCTTGTCTGTAACTCCCTTTCTCCCGTCAGGCACGACACATCCCATACAGTTAAGCTCATCTCAACTGTACCAGGATCTGCCGAATACTGAGTCTGGATTCCCGCAATGATAGCCTTGACTATACGCTGAGGCATTTCATTAGTGCCCGGCGTGTAGAACTGAATAACATCATTGATCTTCAACCACGACATATAAGGACAAGTTATCGTCATAGTATTGGCGTCTAGGTATAACTCTTGATATCTCCGCTTTAGAATCCTTGCCAATTTTTCTGGGGAGTCGGAATACACGTTAGAGATAGTTTCTGACGTGAACCCACAGTACCCTGTTTGATTGATATCTATTACTGCAACTGATAAAGCATTCTGAGATTGATTCTGGCCTGGATTTGAATTGAATGGTCTTACGTTATTGTTGCCCCTATTTCTTTGCCCTTTACCACCCGCTGGTCCTCCTACTATGGTATTAGGGGTAGTTATGTAAGGCTTACGGGAATTTACTACGTTAGCCTTTGCTCTGGCTTCTCTGTTATTTTGGTCTAAGCTTTCCCTGCCGCTACCGGGCTTTATGCCCATTCCACCATATTTGTAGATATCCTGTACTGACCTCTCTACGTTTCCTCTTCGGATTACCCCTTTTCTCACGGACCTCATCATTGCCGCTTCGGATGCTTCGTCTATCTTGGCGAATTTTGCATTGATCTGGTCAACTAGCTGGTCATTTATTTCTCTATCAATGGGGGGCTTATCCTCGACCTCCATTGATCTCCCCCGGACTATGTACATTACTTCGTCGTTTCTGAAATAATCCCCGCTGCTTTTCTTGACCTCTGTTTGGAATACGCCGTCAGCGATGGACGCTTTTGAGGTCTCTTCTATTTCGGTAGGGCCCGTCGCGGATACTAATTCGGCATTCTTGATGGTCTCTTCATTAGCCGCTAGGTTAGTTACGTTAATCTTAGCCTTTGGGGCCCCAATACCCGACAATACATGGGTCGTATTAGCTCCTGGGGAGGAAGAATACCCACCAAGGTTAGTAGGAGATACCTTGGACGAGGTAAATACTAAAGTCCCGGCATTCATAATAGACTGCTGAGCCCCAGTAGCGGAGATTAGATAGGAATTTACCGGGGCACTGGTAGACTTGGACGCAGAGATAGCCCATTCTTGGGGAATTGTGAAGTCTACCGCACTGTCTTGATCCTTCCAAGGGGAGAATTCTAACTTTCCTCCTACCTGTACATACATATTACCCCCTGCCGCTTGGGCAAGATTACGCATCTCGGCTAGAGAATCCTGACCTTGGACTAAACCAGAGAATGTAATAGCGGAGGATAAGCTATTGGTAATTAGGCTGCCCTCTACCCCGAGGTAGATAGTCAATATGTCAGTAATCGCCGTGGCAATTGGGGCAGAGAATGTCTCTGTGTATACAGGGGTTGACCTTAGACGGGTAAAGAAGGATGACACCCCCATTGATATCGTGTCTGATTCTAAGGAGGCTGTCTCGCTGTAGGATCCAATGATGCCATTTATCCAGAATGGGTCGTTGGCTGCATATAGGGCCGATATGGCTGAGGAGCCAGTTACGTCCGATCCTACTCGGCCTTGAACGCCATACTTTAGCCTAATAGGTACACAATTATCAAAACAGCCTGCATACCAACCCCCGTCTTGGTTAGTCAGGCTGAAATTTCCAGAGAAATTATCAGAGATTGAGTAACTTGCGGAAGCAGCATACAGGCTTTCATTCAGCGTATAAGGCATAGTTTAATACTTCAATTGGGAGGACTCTTTGGAATAAATCTCTACTAAGTTATTTAGTTCTAGTTCTAGGTCTCGCCTCCTAGAATAACCACTTAGTATATTCAAAAATACGTCGATGTCTGGGTCTTTTGGATTCTGCCAATTTACTAAGGTATCCTTTGTTCGTATGATCCAATTGGCCTTTTGAATGTAATTAGTCATTGCTCCAAGCTGAACGGGGGTTAACTCTTGAATAGGGTACAAATTGCAATCTTCTAATAGGATTACCCCAGGGGCATAATTCTCTAGGTCCGCAAAGCTTATCTCTTTTAGGAGTTCTCCGATTGTGTTTGGTCCCCTAAGACTCTTGAACTTAGCACCGTTTTGCTGCATTACTTGATTTGTTACATCAGTGGTAGGAAACACATTAAGGATAGGTTCGCCGATTCTAGGCAGGAACTCCCCCAATTTCTGCATCCTAGATAGCATCTCAGGGGCACCTAAGTATCCAAACCTATAGTTAGTCCAGTATTCTTGGCCAGTATCCTCTTGAAGGTATTCTAACCAAGTTGCCCCCACCGACTCAATACTGAATCTACTTGAATCAGGTAACTCTACTCGCTCTCTTGGTAGATCCTCTAAGTACTTTGCCCACTTCTCAATTGACTTCTCTAAGTTGGGCAGTTCAAAATAAGTAGAGTCGCGGTATAGGAGGCTAACCCCCTCGGCGGAATGCTCAAGGTTAGGATGAATCTCCTTAAATACGCCTAACTTGGTCACAAATTGGGGGAGTCCAATCATTGCCGCTTCCAAGAACGACACGCCAAATCCTTCTCCTGCACTAAGGTTTAATGATGCGTCAGATAACGAGTACAATTCTATCAATTCCTCGCGGGTTAACGCGGATGTGATCAGGTTGAATCTGTCCCCTAAATTGAATAGTTTTGAGCCATTTTCTAAATCAAACGCATCCTTCACCCCTCGGTTACCGCATCTCCCAATATACCTTAGATTCTTATTGCCATTTAGTAGTGCCGCGAATGCTTGAAGATTGTACTCCCACATCTTACGCCAATAGTTTTCATTGACGTTAACTAAGACGTAATCAGATGGGAGAATATCTACTTTAAGGCGGTCAGACCATTTAGCTCTAAGATCGGTAATATCAGACTGGTTGTATGGGGTAAACTTTATATCATCCCTTACCGCGTGATACGCCACTCGATTAGTATTAAATACATGGGACCATACGTCCTTTGAGAAGTTATTCATGTGGATTAGAGAGTTAGGCCGCATGATCGAATAACTACTTTTGATGTAGCTAGGCACCATACAGCCTTCAAATGCCCACCAGTAATACACAGGGCAGTTTGCCTGAGGTTCCCTTAGCCCAAACAACTCTCTAGTTACTGGGGAGGGTGCCAGTACAATTACCGCATCAGGTTGATTATTCCTAATCACCGAAATAACTTGATCACATTCTCGGATAGACTTCACGAGATCAATATCATACTTGCCCCTTCCAAATGATCCTAAGGAATAAGCAATAAACCGCACCGTATGCCCTTTGGAGATAAAGTAATCCCCTAGTAATTGGGCTTGGTGCCCGAATCCCGTAGGAAGCATTGGGCTGTCTGATACTATTGTGATCTTCATCTGAGGGGTTACCACTTGTTTTCAGGGCAGGATTCTGTTGAGTACGAAGTCTTTAAGGGGAGATAACATCCACATGAACCGCAGACGTCTCCCTCTCGTAACTCGCAGGAATTGCAAATGCTTAGCCTCTTAACCAAAGTGGGTACGTCTGTGGCCTTCCCCCTAAATAACATCTTGTATTGTGCCTTGAGGCATAGATAAGGGCCGAGGATAATCTTACGAAGGTTTGCAATCATTACAGGTTCCACATATTCTTGCTGGGTTTGGTTCATTATGGTAATTATGATATTCGACAAAAGCACACGGCTTATTGAATAAAGTACACAGATTCAAAGGTACTTTATTTGCAGTGGCTCCCCGTCATCCGCAGTAGCCTTTTTTAGACCGATATCCAGATAACTCCCCACGGTATACGCAGGAGGTTACCTCTTGCTCGGTAAATCCGTTGGGCATTTTCTTATCAGTCATTCGTGGCTCCTTAGAGACTTTGCTAACTCTTCCTGCTTGTCTTTTAAGGACAATTCTAACTCCTTATGCACCGCTGCCATTAAGGTGTCGTCTTTTACATTACATGTGTTCCATACTAGACACTCTTCGCCGGACTCCCTCAGGTAATATGACCTTCCGCCCGATGGGTTTTCTCTCCAGTATAGGGGCTCTCCGTTTTTTAGTTTTACTTGTTTCACTTTATATCCTTGAACCAATAGTTGGAGTCCTTGAATGCCCAAGGATTCTGAGGTAGGTAAAGTTTGAACCCGCAGGATATCAGACTGTTTTCACTTGCCGGATTTCTACGGGTATCCGTCAGCACGTAACTATATCCTAAATCCTTGCACATCTCGATTCTTTTTAAGAGCAATTTCTTTTGTATGCCTTTTCCCCGAAACTCAGGGATCACTCCTACTCTGCACAGATATCCCGCGTCCGACCATTGATGACTAGGCTTTAGCCCTGCATAGGCAACTGGCTTGCCCCCCTGCCAGGCTATCCACCATAAGCCAGATTCTTTTACGGCGTAGTCCGATGGAAAGCAAACTCTGTCCAATTGGTGGATAACCTCAAATGGACCTTTATACTGAGTAATCCTCATGTACAAACTCCGTGATAATACGCAGAATTTCTGTAAATATGGTTACTCATCTAAAAATCCAAGTAATAGGCAGCACTGTTCTTAACTAGATTTAATCTGTGTCTCTCTAATGTTAAATGTATTAGCATGAAGATCATCAATATCAAGATGATTGTCCATACATTATGCCTTAACGTCGAATTTCCGCCTTCGGGAGTCACTAGGGAAAGTCCTTAACTTCATGGTGGCGTACTTGAGGGTTAGATAATCTTGTCTATTGCTTCCATCATTTAGTAGGATTGCCCGACTGTAACTAGGTGCCAAACGAATCCATCCCTTTGAATCCGCCAAAGCCATGATCACAAACTCCAGTTGTGATGAAGGGTTGGCCATTACTTTCATGCGAGACTTGATATTGTACTCGCCAGGAATAACTCCAGTGGATGATGTCTTTAGGTTGGCTGAGGTAATTGGCTCTAGCCATTTCTTTACGGATCGATGAGGACGGGTCTCGTAAGGACCAGACAAGAATAATTCCTTGTAGTTATCTAGCTTGGCCTTGATCCCTCTGTATACAACCGCCGAAATTGAATACGCTCGCATGTCCTCAGAGTACGTTACGTTTAGTTGATCCGCGTAATCCGTATCGGGGGAGATATTGTAGTTCCATGCCTGGATAATTCCTACATTATCCTGACTTAAAGACTTCCTGATCTGGTGAACCAATTTAGGGAAGTTACTTACTATCTCCATGTTAGGATCTACTACGAGTACCTCAGAATACCCAAAGTCAAATAATTGGTCAAGCCCGTGAAGGACAAGTCTACCTTTTCCTACATCCTTCTGCATTTGAACGACGGTAATTCCATTATCCAAGGAGAATTTAATTGCCTCATCTTGGACGGTCTTTTCGAATCCTGTCTTTGGATTGACCAGGACATAAATATCTGAGTCCTTTAGGTTGACAATTGACTTGAGTGATTCAACTGCACAAGATTGACCCTCTAATGGGACTAATACCGCCGTACTTTGAGTGCCTACCTTAGTGAGTGGGGTTTGAAATTGCTGGTAACTGTATTCAACAGGTCGGCGGTCATCATATTGGAAATTTTCCTTGGAAATCGTCTCCGGTACTCGTTTCCAGGATTCCTTATTCTTAGGGATAAGCCGAACTTCCGCGAAACTTGACCTTCCAATAAACTCTAACTGCCTCTCTGTATAAAGCATTACGAATTTATATGTATCCCCCTTGTAGAACATCATTTTAGGGATATTGTTTACCTCGTTTGAGTAGACATATCGATCTACCTCTTCCAAGGGATCTACAATCTTACCATCTTCTAGGGAAACTTCGCGTTTTCCAATCAAACTCTGTAAAGTGTATTCAGTATCTTTTAGCATCATAATGGTGGAGGCTCTTCTTCTGAGGGACAATGGGTATCACTATAACTTAACTCAGGTCCACTTATCGGACCTCTATCTGACCATATAAGTACGATAATGTCAGTAGCCACTTCGCAGTTAACAGAGTTAACCGTAAATGTAGCTGAGAATGTAACCGTACTTGAGGCTGGAATTGACGTGAACCATTCTACATTTCCGTCAAATCCTACTATCGTATTGGTTCCTGCCGGGCTGGATGAGACATAAGTAAAAATACTTCCATCATAATCCAGGTTTGTGCCGTCCGGGGCAGTTCCTACTGGGTCCACGGTATTATTAGTTACGTCAAACGTAATTGTTATGTCTTCCCCCAAACATGCTACAGTAGGAGATATAACAATGTTGCTAATTATTACGTCCGCATCCTCTACGGGATCATGGAAACTTCCCGTTTGTACAATGCAACAAGGGCAACAACAGCAACTCTCATCCATTGCTATGAGTCCCCCGACCAGCAGGATCTTTCCCTCTACTATAATTATGGGCATACTGTTCCTGTCAACGTAATATTGGCACCTGCCACGCTGGAGCATACAGATATGTCCGCCGTAGTGAAGACTAGATTTCCTCCGACAATTGAAACTCCCGTGAGTACGTTTACTGTGGTTGAACAATCAGCATCCAGCCCGGCAGGTCCGGCGGGTCCAGTAGGTCCGGCAGGTCCGGCAGGTCCGGCAGGTCCGGCAGGTCCAGCAGGTCCAGCAGGTCCGGTAGATCCGACAAGGGCAGGGTCAACATACAAATTAGGGCAGTCATCAAAGTCAGTATCCCCTACTAGCAATCCGGTGCCCGCTAAGGAATCAAAATCAATTGCTAGTTTTCCGTCCGTGACTGTCAATCCGCATCCAAGAGGTAGCAGGCTCCTAGACACTAACTTTGGGTCGCAATCCTCAGACACGTCATCTATTTCAACCCTACCTATCATCATTGCGTTAGTTGCCGTGCCTCCTAGACTACATGAATCTAACGGCGAGACCGTTCCGTCTAAGCAGGTTGTAATGACTACTCGCTCTTCGTCGGTTACTCTCGTGGCGTCTATTAGGTCAAACAGATTTACCTGCAACTGAAGTGGTGGGTTGCTTAGAAATCCCACTGGTCTCCTTAATCCGCACCCTACAGCATCTCGGCAGGTCTCATAAATAACCCCGGCACTAAAGTCCGCGATGACCGCAGCGTCTATGTCAGTACACGGGTCTACAGGAAGTTCCACCACATACGCATCAATGAGAATGCCTAATCTAATCTCCCCTTGGGCCGCGGGGGTGTCCACCTCTACGGTTAACTGTTTGGATAATGTAGCCGCCGTCCAAACTGAGGAATTTACTTCTATGCGAAACTTAACAATATTGCCAGACACACACGAAACTACCCCTGCCGGTAAGCTAGGGGTACTGAGAGTCAATGCCATGTTTGACTCAGGGTAGAAACGGTATCTAACTTCCCAATAATCCCCTGCGGGGAATACAAAGGCAGTCCTGTTTGAGAACTCTAATTCGGAGGTAAATGTATAAGGGCCATTAAACGGCAATTCTTTTCTGTATGTATTGGTTATCCCTATATCATATTTTGCCGGGCTGCGGAGATTTGCTACCGTCTGGGGAGTAGCACTATCTCCAAATATATGACGCACACCCCCCCAAAAAAATATCGCATCAGATAGCGTACCAGATCTTCCAGTCAACGTAAGGACATCAGGATCGCCTTCATTACATACTGCTAGGCTATTGCACCCTTCTGGGTCAGACACTACTATTAGGCCCCTGCCCGCAAGCTGCTCGTGGTTTATTTCAATTGCCCCATCTGTTACTTTTAGCCCGCATCTGATTGGGATATTTATCTCGGTAAATAATGCGCCATACTCGCAGCAATCCCCTACATATTCTGATGCGTACTCACTATCAAACTTTACTATGCCCGAAGTCGTTGCCAACGTCTCATAAGAATTCAGAGCGCCCGTAAACCCAAGGACCGCATTAGAATCAGGACCAGATCCTAATGACTCAGGCAGGGTCGCATTAAATTCCCCAGATATTGCTAGGTGGTGTATGTCCTTTGCATCGACATACACGATTTTCTCCGCCTTTACCTCAAAAGATGTCGAGGTAAGTTTATTTGTCAGAGTTACCGCAACCCGTACAGTCGCTACGAACACTTCATCCCCACACCACGCTACAGTAGCCATGTTAGTTAGAGGTTGGTTCTCGGTGAGAGTCGGAGGAGGTATAGTGTCCTCTACTGTGACTGTCCATAAAGAAGACGTTGCTTCACATAACTCCCTACCAGAGTCGTCCTTTGACTCATACGTTAGTTCAATTGAATATGTGGAAGTTTCGCATAACCTAGAGTGGTCTGGCCCTGAAATATCAAGCTTTACATCAAAATTCTTAGCCTCTCCTAAGTCCCCCTCTGATTGATCCATGTTAGGGTCATTGCCCAGACAATTGAAGGTTACTCTAGATACTATGCTTTTTGTTGATACGCCGCCAGTGGTTCCGTTTAATGCAATGATCTGCCAAAATATGGTTTCCCCTAGATTGATATCCGGACCTCGTACCAGTACATAGGAATTACCCGTGACCTTTCGTTGGGCTACGTTTGGCCCAGACATGTTCTGGTCTTTTGACCATTGAACAATGTAATGGGTGGCTCCGACAACTTCCAACCACTGTAGGATTATGCCGGTCCCTGACGCCACGTTGCTTTTTAGGCAGACAGTCGCCCCATCTCTCGGCAATAGTATCAAAGGAGTGCTAAGTACCCGCTGGTTAGACCAGTTTACATAATCGTCTGTTAAGTCTGGACATACTTTTAGGTTCAGTGAATAGTCGTGATTACTCATGTTGGGTATTATTCGCAGATATTAAGTATGACGGATGTTACTAGAAATTGGCCAGATATGGAGAAAGTAGACGCAGTAGTCCCTGAGATAGACATAGATACCAATCGTACTTTGTACTCCTCTCCATTATACCCCACAAAGGTCAACGGGACAATTGTAAAAAATCCCCTTCTGTAGTAAATATCGTCAAATAGACACTTCTCCTCTGCGCACAATCCCAAGCAATTAAATTCGAAGGTATCCTCCCCATGAACAATTGGGTTACACGACTCCTGATACACAACTGCGTTCGCGGTTCTCTGAGTAGAATACTTGATCGAAGGTAGGTAAGGTGAGTAGCTAAATTGAACAGGCATCTCTACACCATTTATCGTGACTGCCATCTTTTATCCTATATGTATGGGTTTATGATTGGAAAAATATCCGCAGAGTCATCTACAATTATATTGAAGGTACGATTATCATTGACAATTGACCCTTGCCCTGGTTGATTGCCGCCTTTTATATTAGGAGCAGCCCCCGGACCGACTTTGAGATTGATGGTCATTCCAGCAAGTTGGATCTTTAGGCTTTTTGCTATTGCCTCTGCCCAAGTTCGTCCTAATTCTTCTACGAAGTTAGGAAGTAGTAGGGAATCGCCAACTGCCTTGGCCTGGGCCTGAACATTTTTAGCTAGAGGTTTAAACTTCTTACCTGCCCGATTAGCATCAAACTCAGCATCCGCCTCTGCAATTTGCAAATTCTGATTAAGCCTTGCGACTTTTTGCATATTTGCATTTGGGCCTTTTGCTAGTTCTTTGTTCTTTTGGTCATTAAGATTATTAAGCCTTCTTAGGGATCTTTCCGCCCGATTGTCCGCCTGCTCTTGTATCTTATTTCTAAAGGCTAAGAGTTGATTGGCCGTGGCAATGGATGCCACTTGACTAGCTAGTTTATCCGTGATGGATTCTACTAGCTTGTCTTCCTTTTTAAGTTCATCATTCTTATCCGAAATCGCCTTTTCTCGTTCCTCTTTTAACTTAGCCAGATCTCCTAAAAGAATAGCATCTAGCTGAGCCTTAGCAGTGGCCTTAGCTCTCTTAATTAAGTCTAAGTCTGCCTCGTCTCGGAACTTTTCTTCCAGGTCTTTTATCTCGTCATTGAGTCTTTGCTGCGATTCGAGGATGACAATGCTTCGTTCCTCTTGATACTTCATCTCCTCGTCTTTGATATCCTCTAGCAACTCTCGCCGTCTGGATAAGGTGTCTGCCGCTATATCCTTATCTCGATCTGCCCTGAATTTATCAATGGCGTCTTGAATAGCGGCTTCATTATCTACTCTATCTTTGATGCGGGCATCTACATCTAAGGTGGACCCACCTTGTGCTACAGTAGCCGCCCGTTCCTTATTAAGTTCTACAATTGCCTTACGCTGGGCATCTATCGCCGCATTGTATGCCGCTATAGCACTTGCACCCTTTTGCTGCGATTCGGTAAATTCTTCAAAGGATTTATCGGCAGCATCCATTGCCTTTGCTAGGGCATCTGAGGCTCCTGCCTGATCCCCGATATAAGTGGCGACTAACTTGATTATCGAATTTTTGGTAAATCCTTTAGATACGCCGTCAGATATAATACTAGCAATTTCGTCGGCTTTAGGGAGAATCTTATTAAGTGCATTACTTTGAATAAGTTTATTCTTGGCTAATTCTGCCGCCTTGCTTACCGCCTTGTCGATATCCTCGGCACCACTTTCAGGGGTAATCCCTAAAAGAGTCGCGAGGTTAGGGGATGAAGCTACTAACCCCTTAAGTGCAGAGTTGTTCCCCTCTCTAAGCAAAGCCCTCCTTGCTTTTAGTAATTTGGTTTGGAAGTTAGACAGTTCGGTTGCCTCGTTCGCAAGGGAATCCCTTGACGATTTGACAGTAGCCGCACCTTGTTTAATAGTATTATAGAATTCATCGTAAGAATTTGCTGCCACCTTTAATTTATCAGATAATCCGGTCAAGGATGCTAATTCTGAAGTTAATGTGGAAGTCCCTACTAAATCTCCTAGCTTCTTAGCCTTAAGTAGTTTATCCTCAGTTTCCTTTATCTTAGTCTGGACTGCCTTTATATCTGCCTCCATGCTCGACCTATCGAACTTACCAGAGTTAATCTGGCTTTTTAGTTCCTCCGATTGGGTCTTATTTAGGGATGGCAGATTGAGGAATAATTCCAGACCTTTGTTGAACTCTTGGGCGGTATCAGATACCGCCTCTCGGAAGTCAGACAGTTTCTTGATGTACTTATCGTACTTCTGAAATACCTCATCCGTCGCGTCCCCTGAATCCTTAGCGGCTTTGGCCAGACCAAAAAATTCCCCGATCATCCCTCCTAGAACTGGAATTAAAAGTAGTCCCCCCGAGGCAAAGTATAGAAACAGGTTCGTGAATGCATCCTTTGCACCCGCTGCGGATACACCGGATATTATAAGAAACCCTGATACCCTTGCCAGCGATTTACCTAGCTCAGGTAGTACCTTAATCAGCAGCTCTAAAACAGTTAGCGTCTTCCCAAAGAATCCGATGATGTTATCTTTGTTATCCCTCACCATCTTAATCATCTCGGTTGCAAACCGTATCATGTTTGCAAATGTCTCAGCTACTGTGTATCCTAAGCTCTCAAATCCTGGAGTAAGCTCGCTACTACTCTTAGAAAACTCGGCAAAGAGTAATTGTAACTCTCTTGAAAAATCCCTAAAGGCGGGAACTACTAGGGCATACACCCCTAATTGGAACATCTTAAACGCAGGGATTACAGTCTTTTGAATAATTCCTGCGATTGATTTTAGGATGTCGCTAATGGATTCCGTTGCAAATCCTACATCATTAACTAATGCGGTCGAAAATGCCCCTGCCATCGCCACTGCAAATGCGGATACCGCTACTATTACTGCGCCGATTGCTGCTATGAGTGGAAGGGTGATGATGGAGGTGATAAATATTAAGGTGCCTGCCGCCGCCGCAATAGGGGCCAGTATCCCAGAGAATGAAGCGAAAAGGGTGGTTGCAAGAGTGATAGCCCCTACTAAAGACCCGATTCCTGTTACTAGCGATCCGATGACCAGTACAACAGGGACCGCTGCTGCCGCAAGTGATCCCATACCAAAGGTAAAAGCCCCTATGGTAGTTAAGGTTGCCCCAAATGCGATGCCTACTTTAGAGATACTACTTACTATCCCTTGGCTTTGACGAACAAATGCCGTCATCCCCGTTACTATATCAGTAAGGGCTTGGATCACTTCTCTGGATGGGGCTAGAAGGATCTTACCTAAAGTAATTGATAACGACTTAACCGCACTGTTGAGGATAGTTACATCACCAATTAGTGTATTAAGCTTGATTCTTTCAATTGATCTTGCTAATCCCGTTGCGTTTTCGATCTGAGCTAATAACGCATCAAATGTCGCAGAGCCTTGGTTAATAAGGGCTTGCAATGAACGGAATGCTCGTTGGTCGAATAGTTGACCTAATGTCTCAGCACTTGTGCCGATTCTCTCAAACTCTTTTACGATCTGAGATAGATTATTCTTTCTAGGATCAATCGCTGAAAAACTAGAACCTAATCGTTGTAGTGTCTCATCTGCTAGGTCTGCGTTTTCTACCAACTGAGTAAGAATTCTGGATAGTCCAGTACCCGCAATACTTGATCTAAGACCTGAGTTAGCTAATACGCCCAGGGCTGCTGCTGTTTGTTGTACCGACTGCCCGAATGCCGCCGCCGCAGGGGATGCAATCTTGAACGATTCCTTGAGCTTAGTGATATCGGTGTTAGCATTAGTTACCGTGGCTGTGAGGATATCTGCTACTTCATCCGCAGACTTCGCCGACAAGGAGAATGATCTAAGAATAGATGCCTGTAGGTCGGCAGCGTCCTTAATACTAGATCCGGTTGCTGCCGCTAACCTAGCTACGCCCGCAATAGAGTCCGATACCTCTTGGAATGAGAATCCCGCCAATCCTAATACTTCAGCTGCGGCTGCGATTTCAATGGCGGTGAACTTAGTGGTCTCCGCCAATTTCAATATCTGGTCAGATAGGGCCCCAATTTTTAACTGGGTTTCTGCTGACCCGTCTTGAAGTCCGTTGATAACAGAACTAAAGTCGGCAACTGCCTGTTCATACTTGGCCGAGTCGCTGGCGAATACTACGAAGAACCCACTTAAGATTGCCCCATAAGCCAGTAACTGAATGCCCGCGTCTCTAAGAATAAATCCGGCTTGTCGTAAGCTAGATCCAAAGCTAGTAATGACTCCGCCGATTGACTTGAGACCATTGCCAATCTGGGCAGCGGCATTAACTATGTTTCCACTTAAACGACGAAAGGCGTTACCTAAATTAGCGATACCCGCCGAAGCATTCCCCTTGGAGAATTCTCGGATAGCACGCTGAATTTGGATAACGCCTTTTCTCACATTTAGAAATGGAGTGCGAGTCGCAGTGTCTAGTTTTTTAGCCGCATCAATGATAGATCCAAAATTAGATGCATCCCTGGGCTTAAACGGAGCATCTCTACGCCGTCCGCTTTGCTTAACGGTGTCTCTTTCCTTCTGGTCATCTTTTGCCTGCTTCCTCGCGGTATTGATCTGGCGAGTGAGCTTTAAAATAGCAACAAGCCTATTAACAGTAGTCTTAAATGCCCTGTTAAGAAGCGTTACCGATGCCGCAACATTGTCGAAGATACCCTTAGCATCGAGGAAGTTAGCCAGTCCGACTTTAATTAGCTGGATGTCATCGTATAGTTTCTGGGCAGAAACCCCTACTTTGTCCATAGAAGCAGGTAGAGTATTTAATCTCCTAGCACCCTCTACTAATATCTTGATCTTGAGGATTGCTTCCCCTAACGATGACGCTGCCATAAGGTATTACTGCCTATTGAAAGTTTTTGATGAAGTCGCTATATCCGCTCTCAGTTGCGTTAGAAGCACGAGATACATTAGCAAGGGTTAGATAATGTTTGTTTTTGTGTCTTCTAACAGTATCGAGGAGGGTCATCATTTGATAGTAAGTCAAATCTAACACCTCCTCAATGGGCCTGCCTAATTCAATTACAGAGTCGGAAATAAACTCACCTAATCCGTAACTACTTCCTTGGGAATCTCCTGAAAAAAGGTCAGAAGTGCTTGGGGAACTGGAATCCCCGCTAGTAGAAAATTTTTGCGGATGGTACTTACATCGTATACCTCCTTGACGGCTACAATAATCTCGGATAAATCCACCAAGTTAATGTCATTGTCCCAGTCATCGGCGTAAAGATCCGCCTTTTCTCGAATCGATGCATAGATAAACTTTTTAACCAATTCGAATAGCTCAGGGCTTAGTAGCATTACCGCGAACGCTCTAACGCTAGATAGGTCAGACTCGTCATCTTCATTACCTGCCAATTGACTAAGGACTTCCATCAAGTTGAGTCCGTCTGAGATTAGGGTGAGCATTGCCCGAGTCCCTAATGCCTTGAATTGGTATGTACCAATTGTCAAGTTTACTTCATGCCCTAAGTTGGCAAGTTTGATTGCGTCTACTCCAGTTTGGGTCTTGGCGACGTTTCCGTCTTTCCCTAAATCTTTAGTCATCTTTATTGCTTTCGTGTTTGGTTGCTTAGGTGGTCTAATAGCTGACCGATTTTCTTATTGTAGGTCAAAGGTTCAACGCAGGTTTCTCCATTAGTGTACTGAAACAGCAATTCATTAAACTGCTCCCTGCTGGCTTCAACCTCGAAGTTGAATAAGAAGATGTCTCTTCCTCGCTCGTTGTGAAGGGGGGTTAATCCCTTGAACCTAGCGTCATGCACTAATTGGGCCCATATAAACCCGGCCTGTTTCATGTCTCGCGTGCTGTATGTGATCATGTTAATTTGAATCCAATGTGATGAGAAAATAAATCTTTAATCTTACGTTCATAAATATCCTGTGATCTAGGTTAAGCGATTATACGCTTAGGAATGGGGCAGTCACCGTCAAGTTAGTCGTAACGATGGTGTGGGAGGTCTCTGGGAACACGTATCGGGCTTTCTTAAGTTCGGAGTACCATGAAGCTCCGTCTGGACCTACGGCACATCCGCAGTCACCCGCATCGCAATGACGAGACGTATCCAACGTGTTAGCCAATCGGTAATCACCGATAGCGGCGCTCAAGATGGACCGAATCAAACCTGATTCGCTCAATACGCTGCTTGGGTCAAGAATCGTGAAGTCCGCTACGGCTGGGCTGGCGGTGACTTCTGCTACCGTAACTGTGAATGAGCCAATTTGGAAGGCTTTGTTAACTAGCGACATTTTTTATGTCCTTTCAAGGTTTGAAATAATACTAAGTACAAGCGATAGCATCTACATAAGTACATCCATCGGTTACGATACCGAAGGTATTAGCGTTTAAAGGGTCTTTCAAGATTTCGAATTCCATTGCCAATTGAGTATTTTCTGTGATACTCAATACATATTCGGATTCAGTGATGCTTACTGCCCGATAGAATTCAAAGGATCGGCAACCGCAAGCAGGGCCTGGTCCCTTAATTGCCAAGGTGTTCTCTTCTAGCAAACAACCGTCGTTGTATCCTAAAGTAAGAACCGCCAACGCCAAGTTTGCCGCAGGGTATCCCATTGCCAATCGCAATAGGTCAAGAGTTACCTCTTGGGCGGTCAAACTTACAAATAGTTGCTCTGATGTTCGAACTGTCTTAGCAGTTCCTGCTAGCTGGTCGGATGGGATCGACAAGTAAGTTGGGGTGTGCCGAACGGTGCAAGACCCAGTTGTCGATCCAATATCCGCATCATTAAGACATATCGTGTATGTACCAATGATGAAGTTGGTTGGATCAATAGCCATTAGTTTTTAACTCCTAACACTCGCCTAATTCTGAAGGTCGAGTGTCTGTTAAATTGGGACATTCCTCAATGTCTATTACTGTCTGAGGTTGGCAAGCCTTCCTCCAAGTAAATTCTACGTCAAGAACGTCTGTAAATATATCTAAATTGTTATCAAAATCGTCATCTATTGTTTGCCTGAAGATTATCTTGCTATAAGAGTTATCTATATCAGAATTTGATACATCCCAGTAAGGGACGGTTTCTGCCAAACCTTCAATGGCGTCCATGATCTGCATGTATTTTAATGGATGCGTACTATGCGATGAAATTCGCACGGTGGTCTTCTTTATGCTCATTATGGTATCAGATAGGGGAAGGCTTGGCCTAATCTCTACTGATACATACGGCGTAATCTGCCTGCCTTTTTTTAGATCCTGCCCTATGCTGACTTTATCTGTGGGTAGTAGCGAGGTCAAAGGAGCATAAGCGGATAGAGAGGAGATTATCGCAGATCGGAATAAGATATTACTCATAGTATAATCACCGTTCTCATTCTTGATAACACGGCAACTGCAAATGCCTCCATTATCAGGCTCTTATTATCCTCGTACACCGGGATGATAATTGGGTATGCCTTTGTCCCGTAGGACATGATATACTTTCTAAAGGAAGTTGTCTTTTTATCTAATGTCTCTTCCTTTAGTCCTGGATATCTATGCTTCATCCACGCCCTAAGTGCAGCGAACTCTACTTTTCGTGGGGATGTTCTTTTCTTGCCGGGAAGAGGCTCAATGTTAAGACCGTGACTTATGAAATACCCAAAGGTGACCTCTCTCTTAACCTCACTCATCTCTGATCTAGTACTCGCGAGCAAATTGCCCGTGAATATATGATCCCCCCACTTTGGCCGGGTGTCATTCCCTAATACTGCTTTGATTCTATCAATAACAACGGCATCAATTGCAAATTTAAGGGCGGGGGTAAAGCTTGCCTCTATTGCCGGAAGTCGTTTAATATTAACCAACGCCTTTTCGAATCCCGAAATCTCCGCATCAATATTAAACATCTAGTACCCCTCATTTGGATAGTCTCGGTCATCCAACTCTACTTGTAAAGTAGTGTGGTGCCATCTTCCATCTACATCCAGTTGATGCTTGTATCGGATAATCTTGTAGTAAACAGGAGGGGCGGTGAATCTATAGAATTGAAAATCCCCCTCCAACTCTACGCAGGTATCTAGTGAGTTATACGTCCTTGATGACGATCCATTAGATATGGTCCAAACCCCTTCAGACACTGACACAAAATTGGCACCATTTTCCCACTTACTGCTTGTGGGATTCCAAGTGAATATCTTGTCCCCACTTATAGTACCCATCACTATTTGCGGGCCAGTATTATCCGGCACGTTTAAGGGGGTTACTACGTTAGGAGGGGTTCCCCAATGGACTACTACAAAGTCAGAGTTTAGTATCTTGTTTGGTAGTTCAGTGCCATTTAAGATTACTCGCCGCATCTTGGCGGACCCTTCACCGTAATCCATAGGACGTGTGAAGTTCTCCGAAAAGAATCGTAGCTGAGACATTCTTCCTGGGATAGAATCGTATAGAACAATGTCATCGCAGTCAGGGAGTATCGTACCGTGTACTACTTTATTTATCCTGCGGACTATCTGGAATGAATGCTGGCTTCTCATCTGATTCGGACTTCTTGGCACTGTCATATTTCTTAGGCTCCTTCTTCTCAGACGTTAGTGTTAAGGCTGTGCCATCAGTGAATTCATTTGGCAGTTTGAAGTCCGCCGTGTCAATCTTGGAGCCTTCTGAGAACAAATACTTGCCGGATTTAATGAAAACGGCTTTTCCTTTAGGAACAGTAAAAATTACCGACATCTGTTATTTCCTTTACATGAATCATCGTAGTCGCCACTAATCGCGATGATTCCTAACTGGTGAAATGGGTTGATATACGCTTCTAGTTTCACATCCAGTTCACTAAACCCTGTAGAGATTCTTAACTGGGATAATGTGTAATCTTGTTGCCATGATTTGCTAGTGTCTTCGAAGTCTTCACGAGTCACTCTAGCCTTTAGTAACCCCATTGATCCTGGCTTGATGTACTCATGGGCTAATGTGTATACCACATCTATTACGCCCGCTGGCATTGTCTCTCCAAACGTCCCGCAGATCCGAATCTCTCTGCAAGGAAAAGAATCATTGCAATACTTGATCTTTCTAGGACTGGACTCAAAGTGATCAAGATCTATTGTTTCCCACTCATCACATTGGTAGGAGCATTTTTTTATCTCCACCGATGCCAATGTTTGCAGTGCTTGGGAAGTGAGAGTGTGAAGGAAGATCTCACTATTGTTCTTGCCTACGGTTGTGAGGCACATTTCAGTAGGGCAGTAATTCATCCCGGTCATTCTGGATACAAGCTCTAAGGCAATATCCAACTTAGTCTGAATGAATGCCTCACTACAACATAGAGTGTCTGTAGTGCATGAAAAATATGAGGTTAGGTTAGATGCTAGTAAGCACATCGGTTCTTAACTTTCTTCTAAAATAGAATCTACGCCGTTTTTGGTCAGATTGATCCTGCTCATATTCCTCATCTTGGGGATCAGTCTTGAAGAACCATTTTCTATCCTCCTGGCGACGTTCTCTTTGCTTTTCAAACCAGTCTATAATGGGAGTATTCCGGTACTTGCAAGATTGGATTAATCCAATCAAGCAGAGTAACAGAATAATTCCAAGAATTAGATAGGACTTCATTAGTAGCAGCCGTTAGGGCCACAAACTTGCGAACGGGGAGCAAAGAACCTTGGGCGATTCATCACTCGGCGAACCGGCTGTGCCGCTCGTTGAGGTTGATATTGAACGGCAGGCTGTGGTTGGTATTGAACGGCAGGCTGGGATTGCGGCTGAAAGTAAGTCGTGGGGCGGTCAACCGGATTTCCATTGATATGAGTTACTCTCTCGCTAACTACTCCTTCTAACGCATATTGTGATGTATCAGCTACTGCCGCCGACTTTACCGATGCCTCGTGCTTTGCCTCAAGGGCACTGATACGAGTTTCGTGGTCATCCAATTGCAAAGACATGGCGTCCGCCAAAGTCATTACCAAAGGTTTGCCGTCTTGAACGGGGATAGCTCCAACGCCACACATTGCTACTAACGATAGGATTACATTCTTGATCATGGTATTACCTTATAAGTTTGAGTTTTCGGGATCTTCTACAGACCCAGTGATTACATAGAAGTCGTGGAACTTGCGGCATTGAAAGGCGGATTGCATGGTCATTAGACCGTAACCTGCTTCGCCCCAACTTGGGCCTTTTGGTCCATACAGGGCGTCTTGAGTCGGACCCCATGAATTTTTAAGGTCAGGGTGAATGATGTCATTGCCTCCAACCCATTTACCTGAGTGGAACAAGGTAGCGTGATTTCCTGGTCCTCGACCTTGATCTACGTACCCATTAGAAAGCCGCATACTAGCATTAGACACATGCCAAGCCATGACAATAGGATAATTGCGAGCAATACAAGTAGCAATAGTTCTTCGGAACCCTTCATAATCATCCGGGACTTTGTAAGGTTCCCATGCCTTGAATCTAGAAGCTGCTTTGTCTGCCTCTTGACGGACTGCCGAATTTACTTGGCTTTTATTATAAACCAAGTGGCCAATCTGACCCGAAGGTAGAACTCTGGGGGCACATCCTACATCCTTAATAAATTCCATGCCTTTGTGTAGCAAAGATCCAATATCTCGCCCATCATTGATATGGTAGTAGATGTGGTTGTCTGCTAAGGCTACATGCTTTTGGCCAGTTTGCTCTCGGATTTGGTGTAATCCTCCTGCCGCAGCACTCGCATTACATTTTCCGATGGATGATTGGTTAATCAGGTACTTACCGTGTTTGATACGGTCTTTTTTATAATCCTTGGCTTTCATCAACTTTTCGACGTCTTTGTCGTCAAGCAATCTAGCCTCTGGAAATTCAGCAAATAGATAAGGAATTTCACCATCTGGTACAATGTTACCAGTTGCTACCATCGTTCCGTCAGGTAACTGGAATTGTTCTAATTCTTCTGCCATTTAATGAACTCCTCTAATGCTTCAATTGAGCCTGGGAATTCCCCAGACTTGAGAATCTTCCCGCCTTTTTCAATATACACGGCTGGGGAAGGTCTGGCTTGTAAGTAGAACTGGGAGGCGGGCTGATCATCATCCCATTTCCTAAACCCTGCAAACTTATACTTGGATAAGATTGGGGCAGGGTTGCCATTCTCATCATCTTGTAGTTCGTTGACAATCAACTGCTGGTCAACTGAGGTCTCAGAGTCAAGGACAATAACTAGGTTAGCTCCTTCATAGGATACTTGTTCTTTACCTTCGTCCTTGTCCTTCTCCTTCTCCTTCTCCTTGTCGTCGGGGATTACCTGCCCTTGGTCGTCATTCTTATCAAATGGCCACCTCTGGTTGTCGAATTGTACAAACAATAATACTCCGACTACTAAGGCAATACCTAAGTACAAAGCAGTGTTGTTACTCTTAGGCGGAGGGGTCTTACCTAAAATTGAGTTTAAGTATTCTGATTGATATTGAGGCATTATACTTCCTCGCAAAGTTCAGACTTATTGATCTTCTGCCACACTTTGGTGTAGGTCTCACTATCGCCCTCCATTAAAGCAAGGGTCGCTGCTGCCCGTAGACCTTCCATCACTTGTGGAGGAATCTCTTCCTTGGTCAATTCGTCCAGCAATCTCTTGGCCGAGATTGGCTCTTGAATTGATTGCACTTTCATACCATCCACCCAATCTGCCGCCCCATCCCAAATCTTTGCACTGTACGACCAAACAACAGCACCAATCGAAATCACGAAGTTCAGTACCATTACAATAACGTCTGCCGCACCTACGCTCAGCCTGCCATCCTCTACTTGAGGGGCAAATAATACAGACAATGGATTCCAGTTAAATAGAAAGGTCCAAGCTAGGTAGAAGGTGATTGCACCTAGCATCAACTTCAACCATCGGTAATCTTTCTGTAACTCTAGCTTATCAAACATGTTTTCTCTTTTCCTGCCTTTTGGGTAATGTCTCTAATAACCCTCGGCAGATTCAAATAATGTGATGCAAATGTAAGTGTAACATCGCCTGATTGCATTTTTACAAGTATGTCTTCAATCAGCGTCAAGTGGACATCCTCATCGGACTCTACTATCTTGAAGTTAGTCAAATAAGGTTTAATCGCTTGGCCTGGGTCATTAGATATTTTGACTTTTAATTTAGTCGAAGTATCCGCCTTTTGGTACTGAGTAACTGGAATTATTCCGATCTCCTTGCATATCTGTTCGCAAGTTATGGAATTCGCCAATTCCTCAGTCACTGGGCAATAAGGGGCCAAAGAGTGGGAAGGGGATAGGTCTTTTGAGAAGTTTTCTATTGCTTTTAAGGTGGCATAGTTTTTGCATACATTATACCCGGTATTGGTAAGAATTACAATACCTTTGATGCCTAAGATGCCTGCAATGTGGGAAAACCCTGATGATATTCCGATAAACATGCCTGATCTGGCAAGTAACTGGGATTGTCCTAGCAATGACTCCTCTGAATCGGATGCCTTGCGGATATTATTCTCCTCATCCGTAAAGCCATAATCCCCCCTGGTTCCAAGGAATAATACCTCATATCCAGATTCACTGAGGCTGTAGGCAAGGTTATCCCATATTTGATTAGGGATGCCCCTGTTGATGTTAGATGCAGTGGTGTGTAAGCATACTAAGTTATCTTGCCTTTTGCCTTTTTCCAGCATCAATTTAGGAAATTCTGCCTTCCTCTGATTTAACCTTTTTGCGGCAAGTTGGTAATAATCTTCTGCCCTTAAATGCGTGTAAGTGTTTAAGAAGAGGTCTCCATATACCACTTGGTCGTATTGACTTAGTATCTGGTCCGGGTCTTTCTTGTGCTCTGGGCTAAACGCATCGTAGCATTTACCAACATTGGATAACTTACTGACTATTGGGATATGGTGGTTCCTTACAGCAACGTCCACCATATCCTTACATGCCCCGATTAGTATCAGGCACTCACTAATCCCTCCTACGCAAATTATGATCTTCTTATTCAAGGTAATCTTTCTATGACTTCACAGATGCGGTAATGGTTGCTGCCGCGACTGTGGCTGAACTTGTAACAAGGATCACGTCATCCAACGGGAATAAAGTAAGGATCTCGGTGTCATCGAACGAGTTCCATCCAGTGGCCACTACCTTAGTCATTACGGTCACCGGGGATCCACCGGTTACTTGGGTTTGAAACGTAATGGTATCGCCGTTGAACTCTGCCGGTATGTCCATTCCAATTGCAGCGTACCTGCCGTAACTCTGGGTGTTTGAGGTAGTCGCCCCTAGTGTAAAACTCCACACAATCTCAGCGGGGAGTCTAGCGGAAGTCGTTGATGATTCTGGGGTAGGCGTGTCCCCTGACTCTAGTACGCCTTTACACGAGGAAATGTATCCTCTTACCATAGCGTAAGTAAGAGGTCCGTCAGTTCCGGTTAATTCATCGTCATCATGTAGGGCGACTGATCCTGATCTAGTAGATTGTACTATCCACTTGCCTTCCGCGACTTTTCTTACCTCTGCCTGGGTCAAGTCGATATCAGTAGTGTACCCACTGTTTGGGGCGGTGAAGATAAGATTACATCCTACCTTGTCATACCTAGTGTATCCGCAACATGCCATTTAAGTTACTTTCTTGATGGATTGATCACCATTCGCCTTCTCTATGAAGGCATACCACGAAATACCTGCTATGGGTTATATCTTATCTTTTGACAACTTGCTCATCAGGCAGAGTTCGTTAATTCTCTACGACAAAGGTGATAAAGCACCACCTTTGTTTCGCTTTGTCAAGCAAAAACTATGCAGGGTTGGCAGGGTTGTGATTGGCGTCTTGAGTACCAGCCGAGCAGAGACCCGTAGCTGGCGTTCCGCAAAGACGTAGGTTCTTGACCAAAACAACCATATCAGGGTTTTCGACCATGAAGTCGGCATTCCAATACATGGTGTATTCCCAGCTATCGCAACGAGGCTTACGTTCACGCTCGATACTCAAGTCGTATCCGGTAACGTAGATTAGGTTTTCCAAAGGAGTGTACAACATGTACGTTCCATCAGTTTCCCCGGCACCGTTATCCAAGTTTTCAGGCCAGTTGTTGACCTTAAATACCGATTCGCCCAGAGGGTTCAAACCAGACGTTCCACCTAGAATTACTTGGTCGCCCAAGCCGGTGTTACGAGTGATTAGGCTCTGTGCCCATTTGTTGTACATACGAGGACCAAGAATCCAACGGTATGAATCCATCTCACTCATGTATTCTACAGGAATACGATTCTGGATTTCGAAGAACAAGTCCGTCGAAATTCCGGCACCAGCCGCGTCGATAACTTGAGAGGCAGGAACTGAGTCCTTCAACAATCGGATAAATCCGTCGTTGATGCCAATCAAGTTGTTAAGGGCCGATTGATTGTCCCCGGTAGGAACCGAAGTGTCGCTCATCACAGCCGCTCGTTCCATATCGACGGCAATTCGCTTACGGAACATGCCCAACAACGTATCTAGCAACTGAGTGCCTTCAACATTGTATCGCAACATGTCAGACGTAATACTGAACGCACTACGGTACTTTTCCAAGTCGTAGGTGATCATCGAATCTTCTGGGCGACGTTCTACTGGGCAGCTAGTGGTGTTAGCACCTTCAGATACAACTCCCCCCAAGTCCAGACGATGGAACTTGCCCTTACGGTCGGTTACCCGCATTTGGCGGATATTTTGCAAGAAGTTCGAGGAATCCCGAACTAGGTCGAAGAATCGGTCAGCTTGGACGCGATCCATCATTGCATTTGGGTTGGTTGCTTCACTAATCGGCGAAGCACATCCCTTTAGCAAATCTTCAAATTTCAAAGTGGCCATTTTCGTTCCTTAGTTTCGCAGCATAAATGAGAATAGTTCAAAATCAGTTTTTGGTGTGTTATCTGCCGACTTGGTTACTTCGACTCGCTCTTCGCGACTGGTCAAAGGTAAAGAGATAGACTTGGCTAGTTCTCGGATGATTTCACTCTTCATCACCTCTACCAAAGATTCTCGCTCTTTTTCCGAGTCTACAGCAACTGGTGCCGGGGCAGTCAACTTAGCTTCCAGAGATTCCAATCGAGCCAACAACTTGGCCAATGGGTCTTCTGCTGGGGCTTCTTCAGAAGGTGCTTCAGCGGTAACAACTTCGGGGGTTACTTCTTCAGCCTGTTCGGCATCTGCTGCAACTTCCTCTGTTTTTGCTTCAGGCGTTACTACTAATGCCTGAATATCCTCATCTGAGATTTGTACTTGGACGTACTCTTGCGTTACTACTTCGCCGGATTCATTTTCAACCTGCTCTGATTTAACTATATCCTTAACTGCGTTAGGGAAGAATTTATTCAGAACGGTCTCATCGACGAAGCATAGCCGCAAGGATTTTGCTACAGGAGTTTTCTCACTCACAGTGTTATCCTCAACTTGGGTTTCGATTGTATCGCCGACTGTCTCGGCTGTAGAAGTATCTTTATCTAGTCGTGAAGCAGTCACCACCGATACGTCCCCAAGTTTTACTAGGTAACTCTTGGTTATGTCATAGTCTGCCTGATCTTGAACTACTGCGAAGAAATCGCTTTCGCTCTCAGTAATGGATGTATATTCAATTCCTCTTGCCTTTAGGAAACTACTTACTGTTTCTTTGTTAGGGTAGAATGATTTAGCTAGTTTGAATTTAATGATCTCGTTGGGGATAATTTCCCCTTGATCAAAGTCATCAGACTTTCCTAATGTAATTGCCGCAGAGGTGTGTTTTGGCATGTGTACTAAGGAGATTTCCTTAAGGTCAATCATTCTTAGTACGTCGTGTTTTTCCGTCTCTGACTTTTCTATGTGGGCTATACCTCTCCATGAGAAGGCTCCGAGTTCCCCGCTAATTACCTCTTGCTTTGCCAAATCATTGATGACCTCGGCAACAATAAATAGACCCTTGTCCCCAATGGTTAGGTCTGGATACTTAGACTTTGGCAGGCGGTTGATCTCGTCCATGCTTCTGGAAGAACTAATGATGTATTCTTCAGCCTCTTCGCCCGAAATGTAGGCAGGCTCCGCGTCCCGGACTACCCCAGCAGATCGGTCATTTCCGTAGCGGTCCTTGATAAACTTATGGTCTCTTAATAACGTGCCAGTGTTTAAGAAAGTGTCTACGTTAAATTCAGATGCCGGTGCAAAGTGGTTGTCTCTGTCTGGTGATTCTATTGATGCGAATCCTTTTACAAAGACTGAATTGTCTGACTCTTTAATATCCGCCGCCAGTGGGGCAGATACTTCTATCGTCTCATACGAAGGGTATGACATATTAAGTTTCCTTAGACTTGTCTAGGTCGCTTGACTCCGCATTTGCCAAATTCTCATTAGGTGCCTGGGCAGAAAAGTCAACTACTGATGTGGGTAAGTTTTTTAAGTCCGCAATCTTTAATATGGTGCCGTTAGAAGTTCTTAGGAAGTTATAATTTCCGCCAGGGACGGTATCATAACTCATCTCGTTTCTAACTTCGTTTATGTCAAGTACGCCACGGTCTAACAATCCCGTGTGAACTTCCATTTGCATTCTCAAGTCGCGAATGTCTAAAGGATCAAACTTGATGTAACTGTGAATAATTCCTAGCCCTTTGGATAGCAATCGATACAGTTGATCTTGCCAATACTTTTGACTTGGAGTTACAATCCTGTCCTTATACAACTCAGCCTGAGATAGCCCTTTTCCGGACCCTAGAGAACTCTGCTCAGCAATACCTAAAATGGCTGGTGATGTTCCGTGGCTTGTTTGAATCTGCTGAGAATTGGCCCGGTAGGTATCCAAAAAGTCAGCCTCTTTAGAATCGGTGTCAATTTTCTTGAACTCTACGTCTACTGACTTGCCGCCAGAGTTTGGGAGGGCTAAGACTAGCGTAGTGTGTGCTTTGCCTTTTACTTCTTTTTGGAAGTAGTTTGTGATGGTTCTTCGGAACTCATCATCGATGTTACTGCCCTTGACGGTAACCACATATCTTGGAACAGTGTTATGCTCAAAGAATTGCAATAAGTAGTCTTTGATCTTAGAGTTTGCAATCAATGCCGAAAGGGCGGGCACTACGTCAGAGTATCCGTAGTAGATAGTGTTTGGGTGAGATTTAACTAGCCAAAGAACCTCATTGGCGGATTCTGCTAAGTCGTCAGTTGGGGTGCCATCTTTCTTACTTATGAGGTTCCAGCCAACTTCACTCGAATCCATCTTACCGTGTTGGATTGGGTCATACGGTTCAAAATTATCACCGCCGACGATTGAGGGTAATTTGGATCTAACTCCAACCTTTTCACCGAAATTTTGATAAAATGTGTATTGTCCGTCACCGGGAGTGTTCCTCACTTCTACGAAACCTCGCCAATCCCGCAACACTTTTAACCTAGATGCTGGGATGTGCTGGATATGCCTGATGGACTTATCTAAATTTCTTGTTACTTCGATTGCCCCCCATCCAATAGACTCCCTATCCATTGCCGCAGATCGAATGACTTCCTCGAATCCTTTTAAGGGATTGCATAGCCGGATGAAGTCTTTTATCTGCTTGCTCTCTTTCTTGAATTCAGATTTTAGCAAGTAGTCGGATTCATCTTGGTCTTCTGAAAATTCATCCACAACTTTTGCAAATGAATCTATCATGTAACTTCTGCCAACTGAGTCTAACACCTTAGCGGTTACTGCCCGAAAGTGGGTCTCATCACTCTCTAATAAGTCTGCCATTGACTGGGGATCATACGGAGGCTCAATTACTTGTGCCCCTCTGCTTTTTACTGGCAAGGCACTGTAGTTATTCTGCTTGATTTCATCAGCACTTTGATGAACGTCATCTAAGCCTTTTATTAGGTCTTTTTTATATGCCAATGACTGCTGAATCTGGTATGCCTTTTTCTGGACTGAGGGGGAGACTTGGAAGTCAAATTCCCCTTTATCGTCTTCAGTAATAAAGGCTATCAGCTCGTTGTGTTCTACTTCATGGTTCTGTTTCATATTGATTACGCTATAAATGCACAGGAGGAGCCAGATAACATGTCTTGACTCATTGTTTCAAACGCCAGCAAGTCATATACATCGGAATGTCGAGAGTGATTTTCTTTTGACCCTACCCACTGATACTTTGGCTTTCCAGTTTTGTCTTCGGAATAATTCCTAACCATTGCGGTCATTTCTTTGACATAAGATCCGCCGTAAATTGAGTCATAGTTAGCGGGCAGTAAGTTCTTTCGGCTTTTTAATTGAGAGTATCCCCTGTCCAAGGCTTCTGTATTATCAATGGAGATAATCATCTCATTGTGATTATACTTCATTGTTCTCTCAGTTCCTGATCCAAGGTACTTACATCTCCATACCTCGCACTTTGCCTCTGTCTGGAAGTCTTGGGCCAGTTTTGATTCGGGTCCAGAGTCAATTACGGCACACTTTACGTTATACCTTTCGACTAAGTTATGCAGGTCTTGCCAGGCTGTGGCGGTGTCTAGTTTCCCAATAAATAATGCCCTACGTTTGCCTTTATAATTGGTACTAATTCTTACGTCCAATCGACTTCCCCCAACGTCAATACCCATAGAAGACGCTGACTCAGATCTGTCCATTTTCGTATACGCCATTTCAGGGTGGATCTCAAAGTGTTCCTCTGGATCAGAACATTTACCCAGTAGGTCTTTACTGATCGAACTGCCTTGGGCAGAGAATGGAAGTCCTAAACGCATGTTGTAGAAGTATCGTAGCTTTGAAGGGTCGGATTGACCCGCTACGAATTCCTCGTAGAGTTCAGTTACAGATACTAACGGGGATACAATAGACGGAACATGGTATCCTTCAATCTTAGATTCTGCGTGAGGCTTCCAGTAATTAGCGTCGTCAAACCTGCTAATCTTTCCTGTATGGCAGTGAGGACATATAATGTTAATATCCCTGCCACAACCTCGCTCCCACTCTTTGTCTCTTAGCCTATATCCTAAAACTCCGCCCGCCGAGTCGGAAATAGGCTCAACCACTGAGTCAAACCAATCCATGTTGCAGGATTCTCCGCAATCTAGGCAAGGTGCCATGTACTTTCTTTGATCCGACGCCAAATACATCTTATAGATGCGGCCATCGGGAGTAGATGGATTAGATAGATAGACCTCAAACTTGAATCGAGAAGATGCAAGACGGGATCGTCCCAGTTCCACATTATCCCAAGTACTTACCTGGTCAGTTTCATCTACACAGTACATATCTCCAGCGAACTCTACGAAGTCGGATTCTACATTTGCCCCTACAAATCTTAGCATCCCCTTACCAAAGGATAAGGTAACTGTCGAGTTCATCAGGCCATCCCTTAGAATTGCCTGATATTCCGCCGACTGCTGAATAGGTCGTTTGATTCTCGATAGAACGTAAGACTCCTTCATTTCATATTTAGGCAAAATGCAAAATACATTACAACCACAATATGAGGTAGCCAACATGTTGATTACCATAAACTCTGACTTGCAGATTTGGGCGGCACCCATTAACACTAAGTGAGGACTAGTCGATTCATACCAGTCAATACAGTGCTTAAATCTTTTGAAGTCCATTGGCTCGCCGCGAGTGCTTTTGTGGAACTTCGTGGCAAACTTGATTCGGGTATTCCTAATGTCGATCATTCGGTCTAATCGAGCCATCTCATCGTCATTAAGACCATCAACATATTCTTGGAAAGACATTAGGATAACGCTTTAATCGTGGTGAGCTTTTCTAGTAATTTCATCTTTTTATACTCGCTGGTATTGTAAGCTTCATCTTCCTTAGAATCGACGACTTTATTGTCAGATACTACATGGTAGATCTGCTCTGACTTTTTAGGAAGAATCCCTACAGATTGTTGCAGATCAATCAGCATCTTCTGAAATTGTTGAACTGATCTCATGGAGTCGTTAAACGCCTTTGCATCAGGCTTTGTCTGGTTGACCGTCTGTTGCTTAGGGTCATATTCAAACTTCTCCCTACTTGCCTGGGTTGCTTCGTACAAACACATATCAATGTAAGTCTGTAACGAGTGCATGTGCTCTACCACAATATCAATTGGTCTTTGTGCCTCAAGTTCCGCTAATACTGGTTCTCTTGCTGCATGTAGCCAATTGTATATTGCTTTTTTTGATACGCCGAAAAAGGATGCAAGGTCGGTTACTGAGATTCCTTGGTACTTCCACTTTAAGACGTATTCGCCTTTTTTCTCTAAGGATAGACTAAGGAAGTCTTCTTTTTTTACTTTAGTCAACTCCATCAGTATTTACCTTTCTAGTCTTCAAGTGCCGCGTAAGTTACTCGAATTTTACCTTGAATTATTACCTCATGTGTCCCCACTTTTCGCAAGGAGTATAGGTGGTAATTCGTATTTGTAGTAGGATTAGCGGTAACCGGGGCGGTGTTAGTGAAAATTACAAATGCCCCTGCATGTCCTAAGTCTGCGTCATTGAGTAATTGGAGGTCAACTTTATCAAAACTCTCTATCACCATGTATAGAGTGAATGCTGATAGATCGATTGGGTCGCCGTCCCTATCTTTGACGTTGATAGTGTTAGTCATCAATTCGCCAACATACAAGTCAAGGAGGGTTGAATCCGACCTAGTGATTGATGTTCCGACGTATGGAAGAACTGTAAGATTTGGCAACTTAAGCATTGCGTCAGTAGACCACTGAGGGGTAAGGGTGTTACTGTCGTCTATCATGTTATCCAAGTCCGTTAAGGTTGGACTACTAATTACATCAGATCCCAGGCTTATAGATTCAGATAGGATTACATTTCCTGTAGATGATCCGCCGAAAACTACCGTAGATGATCCTGTTGCCCAGGCGGTATCAGGTACATCTATTTGATACCATCCATCAGCCACTTCGTTAAAGTTGCCGTCCACATGAGCCGCTGATAGCCCTGAGCCATCAGCTAAGACTACTACTACTTTGTCTTCACCATCTCGCTGATACCAGAACTCGGTAATATCTGCTGCTACTAATCCTTCTATTGGATTCTTAATGCCATCTTCTACAATATACAGGCGTACCCTTTGATCCACGGAAAGATATACGGTCATACCTCCAAATGATATAAGGGTTGATTGTGGCCCATAGTATAGTGAATCCGCCGTAAACTGTGGTGTTGCTGTTCCGCTGTCCTCTATCATGTTAGCAAGATCGCTGGCAAAGGCAGGCAGGACCATGATCGGTTCGCAAGTTACGATTAAGCCCGAAAGCGTACCCGATAAAGTTACCATCTTGCCTGACGCGGCGGCAATCGAATCAGGCAGAGCAACTTGGTAATAGCCGTTGAATAATTCAGAAAAACCGCCGGCGGCCCAAGCCGCATCAGGTGCTGCGGCGACTAAAGTTAGCAAGGTAACCGCGCCACCCGAAACTTGGAATTTAATTTGGCTACTGGCAAAGTCATCAAAAACGACTCCAGTTTCAGGAGCGCCCGTCGTCTGATTCGCGATGAACAGAACGCCGAAAGTTCCAGTCGTTCCTTTGGTGATAATCATTCGTCTGGTCCTGCTGCCCAGTCCAAGTGACCAGGCCATATTGTGTCAAAAAAATAAATCCAACTGGACCAATACCAATTCGGATTAGTTCCACGATAACTTGCCACTCTTGCCGAAAACGTCTGATTTGGATTCCCGCCGTGCAACGTGTTGATTGCTTGGCTGAACGATTCTAAGTTATTTATTGCGTATTGTTTAAGG